GGAGAGAGACAAAACGAAAGATTCAGTTTAATTAGATGGGGGTCACAAGTAGATTTAGTTCTACCCTTAGATTCTAGATATAAATTTGAGACCATTCTAGAAGATACAATGCACGTAAATGCAGGTCTTGACAAATTAATCAAAATTAAAGAAACGAATAATGACATCGAACCATCATAAGGACGAAGTATTTAGAAAAAAAAGAATAGTAAAAAATCCAATAAAATTTAAATTACAATTAAACGAAGAACAAAAAGAAGCAAAAGCAAAAATACTTGACCATACATTATCCATACTAGCTGGTAGAGCAGGATCAGGTAAAACATTATTAGCTTGTAATATAGCATTAGATGGATTATTAAGAAGACATTATACAAAAATTGTAATTACTCGCCCTACAGTATCAAAAGAAGAAATAGGCTTTTTACCTGGTGATTTAAGAGAAAAAATGGATCCTTGGATTCAACCTATTTATCAAAATATGTATTCTTTATTTGATAAAGTTAAAGTTGAAAAATTAATTGAAGATGGAAAAATAGAAATAGTACCTTTAGCATTTATGCGAGGTAGAACATTTTTAGATTCATGTATTATAGTAGATGAAGCCCAAAATGTTACTCATGAGCAAATGGAAATGATATCAACTCGTATAGGTTTAAGATCAAAAATGATAGTTTGTGGTGATGATCATCAAATTGATTTAAGAGGTAAAGCAGATTCTGGCTTTAGATTTTTATATGCAGCTGCTAGAAAAATTAAAAAAATGACTAGTATAACTTTAATGCAAAATCATAGAGACCCCATTGTTGATAACTTAATTGAAATTTATGAAGAAGCTGAAGAAAAGGGTATATTTAAAGGTACCTCAGGAAGTAGCGGAAAATACCGGAAATAAATAATTGGGAATAATTTTTTATATATTTATAACAAAAACAGTATGTCATCAATCAATACACCTACTAAATTTCAAATAAAGCTTAAAGAAGAGCATGTAGTTAAGGGTATAAAAACACTTAATGAAACATTTTTTACTTTAGGTAATATAACCAATGTTGATAGAAGGATAGTAACTATACCAGGTAGCACTAATATTCATTTATTTGATGTTAATGGTGTTAAACCAGCAGCTGGTACTTTTCCTTCAAGTAGTATGAAATATGCTAGAATTTCTAATTTAGATACATCATATTCCTTAGCAGTTTCATTTACATCCTCAAAAGCACCAGATGGTCAAGGAGTAACTGGGACAGATATATCAGCTTCATTAAATGCTGGAACTGGTAACGGTGGAGTAATAGGATTATATACAAATGTACCAACAACGGCTTCAGGCGCTGAACCAACTATTACAGGCTCAGGAATGACATTAGACATAATTATTTCATCTTCTTTAGAAAATGAAGACGCACTAACTACAAATATAGATGCCACTAACTGTGGTATAGGTGATGCATTTTCATTTATAACCCCATTAGAAGGAGGATCAGGAATAAATGCAACAGCATCTGTAACCATTGGAAATTCTGATTTAACAGCACCTTTTGCAAATAATATAACAGTATCTTCTTCAGATGCTTATGGATACCTTGCAGGGGATGTTTTAACTATACCATCAGGTAATTTAGGAATTGGTCAATTAGTAACGGGTGTGGCATTTACACTTAATGGAAATACACCAACAGTATCAATTAATGTTACAAGAACATTTTCGATTCATACTACAACGGGCTTTGGGGGAACAGCAACAATTGTAGCAGTAGGTGGGAATATAACATCTGTAACTCCAGTTAATTTAGGTACAGCTTATCAATCAGGTCAATTAGTTACGATTTCACAACAAGAATTAACAAATCAGGGATTTGGAACTATAACAGGTGGAGATTTAACTTTTTCTTTAACAGCCGGAGATGTTCAAAACTCATCTCAAGTAACTTTAACAGCTTTAACTACAGCAAATGTAATATCAACTATTACAAGTGCAAAAATAAATCAAGGTGGAAGTGGCTATGAAGTTGGGGAAGAAATAACAATAGAACCTCTCTATATAGGAGGTGCTAATTACCCAATATTTACTTTAATAGCATCAGATTTTACAGAAAATGGTCCTAGAAGTTATTGGTCAATGAATTTATTACCAACATCATCATTAATGTTTTCAAGCCCCGAAGTAACCGGTAGTATGTTTAATGGATTTTGGGGACAAGATATAGAATTTGTATCTGTAATGAGTAATGCAAGTACAGGAGTAAAAACAGACGTCGAGTATGTAGTAGTTAACTCAGACAACGCAACTAGTTAAAAAATAAAAATATGGCAAATATACCAATATGGCCCGGCTCTAGCTCATTTGCACCAGGAGATACACCTTTTGGATTTTATGATAATGATGTAGAATTTGAAATAGACGCAGATAAATTTGCAAAATTTGCTGCTCAAAGGTTAGGATATCCTATTGTAGATATCGAATTACAAAATTTAAACTTTTATACAGCATTAGAAGATGCTGTAACTGTATATGCTAATGAATTATATGCTTATAAGGTTAGAGATAATTATTTAACATTAGAAGGAGCAGATGCTGCTTCGATGGATATTGAAAATACAGTTATAATTCCTAATTTAGGGAGAGTTATTCAAATGTCTGAACAATATGGAGTTGAAGCAGGTACTGGAGGTAATGTTACATGGCATAAAGGTGAAATTCATTTAACAAGAAGCATTCAAGATTATGATTTAGAAAAATGGGCTGATGAAAATATTCCTCACTATAAAGGACATGACATAGAAATTATGAGAGTGTTTTATGAAGCACCTCCTGCATTATTAAGATTTTTTGATCCTTATGTAGGGTCAGGAATGGGTACTATGGATTTAATGGATTCATTTGGGTTTGGAAATTATTCACCTGCAGGTGTTGATTTTGTATTAATGCCTATGAATTATGATTTACAAGTAATTCAACAAATTGAATTTAATGATATGATTAGAAGATCTAATTATTCATTTGAAATGCATAATAATAATTTAAGATTATTTCCTATACCTGATGGGCACCCTCAAACAATGTGGTTTGAATATATTTTAAACTCAGAGCGTTCAAGTGCTTCATTTGTAGTAGGAGGAAGTAGTACAATAACAAATATTTATGATGTACCTTATACTAACCCAAATTATGATGATATTAACTCTGTAGGTAGGAGTTGGATATTTGAGTATGCTTTAGCTTTATGTAAAGAAATGTTAGGTTATGTTAGAGGTAAATACCAAGTAGTCCCAGTTCCAGGAGATAATGTTACATTAAATGCAAATGATTTAATTACAGCAGCAACGGGTGAAAAAGAAAGATTAATTGATAGATTAAGAGCTTATTTAGGTGAAACATCAAGAGAAAAATTACTAGAAAGAAAAGCCATAGAAGGCGATTATCTAGAAAAGGAATTAGGTAAAGTACCATTCCCAATTTATATAGGATAAAATATGGCATTATTTGGAGGTGCAAGAGATATAAGTCTATTTAGACATTTACAAAGGGAATTAATGGCTGACATTATTACCCAACAATGTTCATTTTATAAATTTAAATTAGAAGAAACTAAAGTAAATTTGTATGGTGAAGCAGCTGAAGAAAAATATTATATGGGTCCTGTTTTATTAAATTGTCTTATTGAAAGAACAAATGAAGAATTTCCAGAAACTGACTTGGGTACTGACTTTACTTGGGGTGCTACCTTTAAGTTTTTAAGAGATGATTTATTGGGAAAAATGGAAGATTTTAATTTAAATTTTGATCCAACAAACTACCAGTATGGGGCAGATTTAGTCCCTCAAGTTGGTGATATTATTTTATACCAAGAGGGATATTATGAGGTAGATAACGTAAACGCTAACCAATATTTCTTAGGAAAAAATCCTGATTATCCAAATGAACCTCAAATACAAAACCCAGGACTAGATCAATTTGGATCATCAATATCAGTAATATGTGAAACCCATTATGTACCAGCAGATAAAGTAGGAATAACACAAGAAAGACTTTATACTGGAAATAATTCAAACCCATCATTAAATGGCTAGTAGAGGAAAAATACCAATACCAAAAACACAAAGAGAAATACTAAATTCTCAAATTGAACCTTACAGTCCTCCTGAAGGAGCACCTGGTTTTGCTGAAATGGGTAATCCTAATGATGCTGGTGTTTTTAATAGAGGAAATCAAATATCATTTAAAGATGATAATACTAAACCCTTTTCTTTAGGTATTAAAGATATAGATGAAGCTATAATGTATTATATGGAAGAAGTAATTCAACCTACAGTATTACAAAATGGCGCGGTTCAACAAGTACCTTTTATATATGGTTCACCTGAAAGGTGGAAGCAGGTTCAAAAAGATGGATATTATAGAGATAAAAAAGGTAAAATAATGTTACCTTTAATTACTTTTAAACGTAATAACATTGAAAAAGTAAGAACAGTAGCAAATAAATTAGATGCAAATAATCCTCATAATGTAAGTATATTTCAAAAACAATATAGTACTAAAAATGCGTATGATAATTTTGCTACATTAAATAATCAGAAACCAATTAAAGTTAATTATGCTGTTGTAGTCCCTGATTATGTAAATATGACTTATGATTTTATTATTGCTACTTATTATATAGAACAATTAAATAAAATTATTGAATCTATAAATTATGCTTCAGATTCATATTGGGGTAACCCTGAAAGATATCAATTTAGAGCTAAGATTGATAATTATGCTACACTATCTCCC